TATTTTTTGCTATTGTTGCTGCTCTCTTTTTCTGAATATTTAATTTCTTAAAGTAAACTGCTGCATCATCTATAATTGTCTCACCATAAAGTATTTCTGTAGCAACAGCCATATCATTACAATTTCTTATTTCTTCAACCTTTTCTTCTAAATCATATTCATCTACAATCTCTGAAGTGCCTTCATTATAAGCAATTAATAAATACTCTTTCATTGAAGGAACTTTTACTTCCCTATATTCTGTTTTACGACTCATAGTAAACCCATTTCTCTAAACTTGTTATTTATAAAACCAAAACTTACATGGAGTATTTCTCCATCTTTATCGTAAGTAGTTCTGTTATCATCTTTATCAATCCATGTATAAATGCCTTTTTCAGCATCTTCTACAATTATTTCTACTACATCTTCTTTTTTCATATCTAATACCTTATTCCATAATTTTTTCTGTTCATTGGACATATAATCTGTCATTATATATTTCTATTAACCTTTCAACCTCTGTTCTGTAATCACTACTTGCAACACCATAGTTATCAAGTTCATTTAATGAAGCCATTAAATTCACAAAACATCTAGAATAATATTCTGTATTTTCTTCGTTTACAATTGATTTAATAAGTGTAAATGGAATTAAAACCTTAAACCTCTCATTACTATCAACCATATCTACCCTATCATTAGGGTCTAAATCTATACCATGTTTTTGATACATAATTACTTTTAAGAAATTATCACCATCATCGATCTGACAATCATCAAAGAAAACATTAAAATCTGTCATAACCGTTTGTCCATCACCTAATTCATAAAGTGGCGCTAACGGAAATTCATCTGATGACATTAAGATATATTCATCACTAAAACCATTTCCTTGAAAAGATCTTAATACTTTAATTTCTGAATCCCAGTCATCTCCATATTGTTCATTATTTTTTAAAAAGCTAATAACATTATCCAATACTCTTTTTTTGTATTGTTCATCTGTTTCAACTATTGGCATATCATTATTGTAATTTCTTGAATTCATTCCATGTACTTTCTAATCCTTTAATCTTCTTATATTTAACTAACCCTTTAAGGTAGATATTATGATCAAGCATTTCTCCATTCTCAAGCATCGAGTTTAAATCTTTGATTATTTCTTTATTTACATCTTCGTTCGATACTAAATTATTGTCGTAAATATATCTCTGAACATCATTAAATGTTTCTCCCTCTATTTCATGCTCAGTTTCAAGGCAATAATATCTTCTTATTGCAACTAAGTTATTTTTCATCATTTCTCCTATCACTTAGGACACCCTTAGCAATAATCATATTTAATTGTGAAATATTTTGCTTTTCTTGATCCTCTCTATAAGCATCTAAAAACTTATTTAAAGGTGTATCCATATTCCTAATCCAAGACTCAAGTTGTTCCGTACTTAAAGATTGAAAAAACTTTGTCATGTTATTTTTATTATTAGCTTTTGTCATTTAATTCCTTTATATATTTAAACTATATAACAAAAATAACCCCCTGCCGAAGCAGGGGGCTATTCCCATGTATTAAAGAGCAACTAGGTTTTATTCTTAATCTCAAAGCGCTTCACCATCGTGCTCTTTAAGTTTTAGTTTTTAGGTTTTTTACCTAAATTATTTTCTTGTTTAGTGCTATCTTTTTCTACAGCACGAAATGCCAATTTACTCTCTTCTGAATTAAATCTAAGTTCAACATTTACTCCAAGCCTTTTAGCTTGTGATCTAATTCTTTGTTGCCAAGAATTATATTGACTACTCTCAATACCATCTAATTCAAATGGTTGAGAATTATTATTTTTACTTTCTGTTAATGCATCTCTTACCATAATGACTTCTTCTGTCATTCTACCTTTACGAGTAAGAACAGGCATTTCATTAATTTTATTTATGGATACCATAATAATTATTACCTTAATTTTTCATAAGGTTGGGTATTTCCCAACCGATAAAAGTACCTTAGCATACAATCTCTCAACACTAGTGTGATAGGAATGTTTAATGTAAGATTTTTTTTACTCTTAACAAATGTCTTAACACTCTCGCAAACAAAGTCGAGCCCAAACTCTTAACAAATATCGTTAAACGCCCATGTAACATAATTATTATTAATACTTAATTTTAGTATATATTTTTTGCCCCACAAAGTAATAATTACTTTTATACTAAATCCAACCAGTTTTTGATTTCTTCAGGCATCATCATTTCTGACTCAGAAGATTCATCAATAAAATCTTTCTTTACTCTAAAGTCAGCAGAAGTATCTTCTTCTCCTTCATAAATCATAGGATTAAAAGTTTCAAATTCTATTTCTATTTCTTGATCTATAGTTATATTATTAATAGATTGAAAAACAGCACCTGCTAATGCATCAGCTAAATCTTTAGTCCCTGTAGATGGGTGATCAATTTTATTGCCACCAATTAATCTTAACTTTAATAGTTCTTCTTCAACTAATATCTCATTCCAATAACCTCTAAGCCTTCTATCATAAATAGAAGTCATTAATGTATCATAGTCAGACTTTTTAACACTATGAAAATCAGCATTAATACCCATAGCTTTTAATGATTGAATCATCTCAACACTTTGCCATTGATCAAAACTAACAATAGCAACAGAAAACTTTCTACATAAATCTATAATCATACTTCTTACTTGTGCAAAATTAATTTCACTTCCCGGCTGAGCAGTCCACGAATGAATAAAATCAACATTTATTACAGGCAATTTCTCTACCCCTAAACCTGTATTTATTTCTTTTAATCCTGGACAATGTACCATCGATAATGCAGCCCTATCTCTTTTTAAAGCTAAATCAACATGAATAAATCTTGTAAATTCATCTGAACCATTAAACCAATTTTTAAAACTACCATTATCATCAATTGGATCTTCACCAATATTAAAAGCATTTCTAACTAAATCTGCATCTCTAAAAAAAGCATCTTCCATATTAGGAGGTTCACATTCAAATCTTGCTCTTGCCTCTATAGGATTTCTAATATATTCTGATTCTAATTGTTCTCTTTCAATTGTAGGATTAACTTCCCAAGTAGCCGCTTTTATAGCCCAAGTTTTAGGTTCATTTTTTTCTCTACATGAATCATATCTTTGTTGAATAAAGTCACCTTTATATCTAGGAAAAGATAAAAGAATAGTTTTACCAACTTCTGGAAACCTTGACATTACAGATAATTTTGACATATTATAAATAGCAGCAGCAGAACCTTTAGATCTAACATCTCCTTTTAATTCTGCAGCAGTTTTAAATGCTGATATTTCATCTAAAATAATAGTCATAACTTCATATCCTTCCCAACCCTCTGATTCAGAGTGACCAGAAAAACATCTAATAGGTCTAGAAAAGAAAAATATTTCAGAAACTCTTGGTTCAAATCCTTGCTCATTAAACCAAGGTGATGCTAATAATAAATTTTTAAAAGGTTCAAAAAATACTCTTTGCGCTTGTTGAGCATTAACTGCAAGATTTAATAAATCTACATAAACACCAGTAGCTTTACCATAATAACTTAATGGATCTCTTAAACAATGCATAAGATATACCGTATAAGCCATTGTTATTCTTGCACAATGATCTTTACCGGAACCTTTACCAAGTTGGCATATTACTTCATTTTGTGTATACTTATCATAGATTTTGATACCTTCATCTTCACCGTGAAGTTTAATGAGAGTATCTTTTTTTAATATTTGAGTACTATTTTTAACAATTTCAGTTTGGATTTCAGATAATGGTGGCAAACCAAGATATTTTCTATCAGAAACAAATACATCAATTGGTACTGGTTCTGTTTCAATTTCTTCATGACTTAAAAGCTTATCAAAATCAGATATTTCTACATTTAATCCTAAATAATCACTCACAAGATAACCCCATTTTTATTTCTCCAGAGACATTATATGATCGTAAAACTTTTCCCCGAGCACAGACATTATATGATTGAAAATAATTTCCCCACGACATTATATGATCGATAATAATTTCCCCAGCCGACACATTATTCATCTTCTTCTACAACCTGCGCATCTTCTTCTTCTACAACCTCTACAACAGTTGCGCCGGACAGTCTAATCTCATCAGCTTCTTCCATGTCTTCCATCAACTCAAAAGCGAGAGCAAGTTCGGCTCTAACCTCGTTAGCAATATCTGGATAGTTCGATACGGTATCTCTAAGTATTTTGGACAAGATTTGGTTGACAGTCTCAGCACGTTGCATCCTAGCAACATATTCAGCATCAGCATTGTTACCGCCCAGAAGATGGTGAAGCTGAGCTTTCTTGGCTGCAATCTCCCCTGCAAGCTTTAAAGCCTGCACTCTGGCTGAGATCATTCCGTGATCTGTGGCTATCGTTACTGTCTCCCAAGCCTCTTTGGACACCTCATCAAACTCCTCCAGAGCCTTCAGTGTGTTGTACTGAACTTTCTCAAGAAAATATGGGTCATCCATTGACCTCTTGTCTAACAACTCACGATAGTTATTAACAAAGGACCTAGCTTTTTTAGGGGTTATGTTCATTACTGTTGCTATTTCGTTAACCCTATAGCCTTTTAGATCAAGCAGACCTGCTTCTTCAATGTCTCTTAGTTCATCAACTATTGAAGGAGTGTTTCCGCCACTCTCTACGATCTCGCTCATTATACTATCGTTCCTCCTTATATAGTACTGCCACACTCTGTACATGTAGGGTCATGTTTAAACATAGCCCCACCGCCAATTTCACATAGTAGATCACGATATTCTTGCGAAATACTGAAATCATGAGTGCCTACATATGTGAAAAGGTTAATAATATCATACATAGTTTCTGGTGCAGAACCGCTGACTGTTGACAAATAGCCAGCGTCAGTTAAGTATCTTAATAAAAGTTGTTGAATTTTTTGAGGTATCTTATGTTGCATGCATATATTCTTAATAGCACCCTCTGCATTTTTAATCTTTTCATTCTGCATAGCCATAAGTCCATCAACCATTTGATGGACTTGTTGCAACGCTAGGGAAGCAAACACAGATGCTTGTTCAAGGACTCCTTGAGTTGTGTATCCATCTACACGGAACTTTCTAGCCTCAACATTTACAGAGGCACCATTGTCACAAACAAGTCTGTTTAGGAATGTCTTAAATAATGGAGCACTCTTCCAACTGTCATCATAGGTGAAGTGTAGACCACCAAACAGAACCGACCCACCGGGATCAGTAAATGTTAATTCTGGTGACCTTAGTTGAACGCTAAGTTTGCCACCATAAGAGTTCCATTTATGAACATAAGGAGCCTCTCCTTCAAAAGTATTTACGATAGCTTCTAATAAGTCATCGTGTCTAACGTATGGCAAATCTGGTCGCATTAGTGATCTAACATGCCCATCAGCGCCTACTAGGGCGTTATATGGCCTTCTGGGGCCATTTTCAAGCAGATAGTTAACAGTATAGTCAGTTAAAGTATCTGGCATTCTTTCTGCGTATTTGGCAGGTACGTCGATCAAGTCACAAAGTTGCCTAAAGCTTGTTTTTTCAAGCGTTAAGCTATTGCTGCCACTGTCTCCGTAAGTTAATGTATTGTTGCGTGAATTGTACACGCTTCTTCCAAGTTCAAACTCTTCAAGTGTAGTGTCATCACATACACCGGCGAGTTCATTTTTTAAATCTGGAAGGGTTATGCTAGGTGATGGGAATTCCCAACTCATATTTTTTCTCCGTTTCGTTTGATAGATCCATTATACAGCTTCTACAGAAAAACATGCGTAATAAATAAAAAAAATTTATACTTTATTATACCACAAACTAAGATATTCTGGAAGTTCCGTTTTCTAAAGTGGCATTTCCTGACACTCTTACAAAATTAGCTTTTGCACGAAAGTCATCTAAGTTGTAAGCGCCAACATAAGATAAAGAACTTCTAAGCCCATTAGTTATATTATTGATAACTCCACTAACAGATCCTTTAAATGGAACATGCCCTTCTACTCCTTCGACATACGAGGAGCCAGCGCCAGCAGAAGCCATTCCGCGATAGCTTTTAAAGTGCTCTCCATTCACAGTAACAATTCCTCCCGGTGCTTCACTTGTGCCTGCAAGCATACTTCCGAGCATTACAGCATCTGCACCAGCGGCTAAAGCCTTTGCTACATCACCAGCGCTCTTAACACCGCCATCAGCAATAGAAGATAAACCTAATGAGTCAGCAGCCTCTGCGCATTCAATTATCGCAGACAACTGAGGAACCCCTACGCCTGTACTTTCCCTCGTTGAGCATGCAGCGCCCGGTCCAATACCGATCTTAACACAATTAGCACCTGCATCATGCATTCTATAAACTGCACGACCTGTAGCAACATTGCCACCCACAATACATACAGCAGACCCTTTTCGATCAGCTAAATTTCTTATAGTTTCAATAGCATTTAAAGCATGAAGTGAGTCTCCATGAGCAATATCCAAAACAACCATACTAACGCCAGCCTCTAGATATTTAGAGACCGGACCTAAAAAAAGCTCATTAACCCCAACGGCTACTCCAACCTTTCTATTGTTGTTTCGCAAAGCCCTGATGTCTCTAATTCTTTCTGGGTGAGTCTTATTCCTGTGAATAACCCCCATCCCGCCAAGATGATCCATAGCCCCAGCCATTTGAGCGCCACAGACAGTATCCATGTTTGAAGCAATAATAGGTATGTCTAAAGATAGCCATTCAGAAAGCTTAGTAGATAAACTAACGTCACTTCTTGACCTCACCTCGGAGTAGTTTGGCTGAATTAAGACATCATCAAACGTGATCATCTCTCGTGAATTATCAAGAATCTGCATCCTCTTCACTTTCTTCACTGGTGGCGGCTTCTACCATAGCCTCTATATTGGCATCCAATGCACTCTTTACATGCTCAGCTATTACTTCTTCTATTATCGCCCAAGGCACAACGGTTGTAAAAGAGTCGCCCTGTGGGTCCTCAATACAAATAATCACACCGTCTTCATTACATCTAGGGCAATCACTATCAACTTCGCTCATCAGAGTACTCCTCTCGGTATAAGATCAATCCTATAATGGCATAGCAAGCTAAATCCATAAATGAATCCTCAACGCTTTCGTTTCTTAACTCTCTGCCTGTAGATGCTGCTTTTAGTCTAACAACCTTGTCACCGGCACGAATCATTGCGCCAATCCATGATGGGATGCCCCAATCAGAAGCCTGCCTAATATTTGCAAAAATATCTTCATCTTCGCCATAATCAGAACCTTTAGATCTGTGCATATCTTCTATGTCTTTAAGTATCTGAAAGAACATGGGATGTCCAGATTCTCTCTCTGTTTTTATATCGTTATCTTTCATCAAAACTCCTTTATAGTATGTAACATAACATTCGCTATGAATCATATCGGGTATTATTAAAAATTCAAATCTTTTCTTGAATAAATTTATTCTCGTCCTCAAGATCTTCCGGCTCGAACCCACGCTTCTTTGCTTCTTCAAGGATGTATTCCTGATTAAATCCATGAAGATGTGTGAATCTTGATTGGTAGTTGAACCATCCATGCATTCCTTGCCACATACTCTCTCTTGTGGAATTATAGAGTTCTTCAAGCTCTTCTGGGTCTAGAATGAAGCTAAGCACACCTAGCGGCATATAAACAACGACATCGTACATGTAATTGTCTCCGTGGTTTTCACCATACTTTTTCAATGCGCGTTGGAAGTCCTGGACTGTTACCTCAACTGCTTCTCCTGCGTAATGTTCAATTGTGTTATAGTCATTTCTTTTTCTGGCGCAGAATTCATCCACCTCAGTTATGGTTCCATAAGCACGACATACGAGTGGTCTGTATCCATAGATAGTGCACCCATCGTCCCAAAAAGCACAGTAATTATCAGTAGTTTGCTCGTTAGAGTCCCAACTGTCATCATGCATCCTGTTCATCAATTTTTCTATCTTAGAGTTCATCCATTTCTCAGCAGCCTTTTCTCCTTTGTCCTCCATTATTAAATAATATTCTTGACGTAAGGAAAAGGCGATATGAGCAGCCTCAGCTAAATGTATCTTCAACCCAACCTTGCAGCACTTTCCTGAATTCTGGCATCGAAATTCTGTTTCATTATGCTTTGCCTGAAACACTCTTACCTTATTGTAGACCATATCTAATTCAGAGAAGACTTCTAAATCTTCTCGGTGTATTAATCTTTTCACTATTACCTTCCCATTCTTTTCTTTCTAATCCTCATTGCCTTTGCTCGTTCTCTTTTCATTCTATCCACTTTTTCTTGCATCGGCGATTTTGGTCTTCTTTTTGTTACTCCACTCAATTGTCGACCCTTGCCTCTGAACCTGAGTAGGTCGTACTTCTTAGCCCAGTTGTATAGAGCCTGTGGGGTTACTTCTATGTTATGTGACTGCTTAAGCAACTTACATATGTCGGTAAGCTTCATTCTTTTCTTAACATAATGCTCGTACAACCAAGCTTTGTCTTTGTACGGCTCCATTGCTGCCATTACAGAACACTCCCTAAAATTAATTCTATCATATTATACCCTCAAAATAGTACATCAAACAACATCAAGCCTCTGCTGACAGCCCCATGTCGCTATACCTATAGCATCAACTACGTCTGCGTCGTACTTTTCGTGGTCATTAAACTTATCGCCGTACCTTTTAATCAAAAGATTTCTTATCCTATTTTTTCTTTCATAGCTTGCTTTCTTCTTTGCCTCTTTTTCTCCCATCTGAATCGACCATGCAACTATGTCTTTTTTTGTAACCTTAGAGTAACCTATGCCTGTCTTCCAAACCAAAGGGCTTGCCTCAACTACAGGAACCCTAACGACTCTAGCCATAGCGATTGAAGCACCAACTATGTATGAAAGTATCCTACTTGTTTGAAAGTTTTGTATATAGACAGGCTGCTCAATAAAAAAATAGTCTGGATTAGTTGACTTTATTACTCCCGGCAAAACACCAACTATGGAACTAATTGAAGCAGATACGCCTTCCTGCTTTACTAGAGGTATCTTTCCAGCAGACTCGAACTCAATATCTCCTTGTAACGTTATCTTACACACGCCCCAAGCTAATGAGTGAGAAGATGGGTCGATGCCAAGCACTCTTACGTCTTTTAATCTGGACAAGGTTTTCATCTCATCTCGTCCCTTAGTTTTTTCTCACTCCAGCCCCATCCGACAAGCCTCTGTATGTATCGCTCTCTTTTGCAAGCCTCGCAGATGCTTTCTGTATTGTATCTGGACAGGATTGTTCCGCATGGAGGATCTTCCGTAGAGCAGATCCTTTTAGAACTTAGTCTGTCTTTTTTGTCGTAATACCTTTGTAATACTTTTTTATTTGTTATTATTTTCCTACAATCAGCACCGCAATATATAGCGTTATAAACTTTTGGTTTAAAGCCCTGTCCGCAATCAGGATTGGCGCAGTTTCTGTAGTTTAGTTCCTTCGTCATTATCACTCCAACAAAATGCCTTAGCATCGCAATTTTGGCACTTTGGAGAAGTTATCTTGTATGGTCTTGTTGGCAACAAGTCATCTTCAAATGCTTGGTACCACTTCCTGTACTTATCAAAAAGCTTATCAATGAATACATCATCCCTCTCAAGATATATAGGAAGTATGGTTTGATTGTTTTTGTTTTC